TCTTTCAAGGTAAGCCTTCTTGTTAGTAGGAGTATTTAAAAGAATGGTAGGTTCTGCATTCTTACTAGTAACCTTAATAAACTTATTTCTTACAGATGCAAGAACTTTAGTAGGCTTGTAGAACAAGTGACCCATTCATTTGTTTAGGATTCATTTACCATAAGGTTTACAAATAAATTGAAGGATTGGAAGATACGGCTCGTAACTTGTACTGTTCCACTTACCAAAGTAATGCTCATAGTCTTTACCACTCTTTTCAGTTCAAGGAAGAATACTTGCTCAAGGTCAAGCAATAGTTACCATTGTAGGATTCTTAACATCTGAAATATCAAAACACATTCAAACTTCTACTAATCTAGATTGTTTAGACTTTTGTTCTTCATTAAAATCTTCATCATTCGATTGATCATCAGTTACATTAGAAGGAAGTCTTCAAGTTGTTGCTACATCTTCAATTCAAGGGAATACAGACATTGCATGAGTCCATTCATATTCTGATACAATAACACATCTTACAACTTTATTACCTGATTTAGTTAATATCTTATTTCAATAAATATCAAAGAATATTTGTTTAATATTACCTTCTCTAAACTCTGGCATTCAACTAACTGCATTAGCAGTCATTAATGCAAAGAAATCTCAAAAGTAAATCTTCTTAAAGAATCAACCTTTTGGTCATGATAGCATCTCTACAAATCAAGAGTCTTTCATAATCTCTCTAAAAGCCATTGTAGCTAAATGATTAATTGCAGGATCTGCTGAGTTATCTTGAAGTCTCATATCAATAGGCTTACTCTTTGCTAGAATAATGTCACCTATTTGTCATAAGAATGTAGGGCTTAGTTCTTTCTTGTTAATGTCATAAATATCTAAAAGAAGCTCATCAATCTTATCTAAGTCTCAATATTCCTCTTGATATGTATTGTAGTAATCTTGGATAGTATTTAAGAATGTTCTTACTAGTGGATTTTCTAAATCGCTATTAAATGCAACTGGTGCTTTTTCTAACGTAGTTCATTGTTCTAGTTCTTTAGTCATAATGGTTTTTGATTTGTCAAGTCTAGTTTATATAATCATATAACTTAAAGCAAGTTACTAAAGTATTCACTCCAAGTCTGATACTGAATCGTTGTCATCAAAGTAATATTCATCATCGTCTCCTAAGTTATTTACCTCTGTTAATCTTACTGCAGAACATAAAGCATCTATGATGTCATCATGTTTTCAGTTAGGAAACTTAAGTAGTTCTGTTTCAAGCTCTCAAATGTTTTCTGTTGATTTACTGTGTAGGATAGTCCTTGCAGAGTACCTAGGTTGTAGTACTGATTTAATCCTAGCCTCTTTCTCTCATTGAGGATTTACTTCTTCCATTACAAAGAACTTATCTCTAATCCTCATTTGTTTCTTAATCTCTAAAGCTAGCATCTTTTGATATGCTACAACTTCTATTCAAAGCCTGTAAGAAGATCAAATATGTTTAAACTTATCAGTAGTTGCAAACACTGCATCTATAATTGCATCAGGTTCTTCTTTAAGTTGTTTAATCTCTAAAACGTAAATTAGATTAGATTTAGGATCTATTCAGATAGTAACTAATCAAGTAAAGTCAGCTTCTTGTTTCTTACTAATAGCAGGGTCTAAGAAACTAATAATGTTAAGCCTCTTAATTATTCATACCTGTTCTGAACTATTATAGTATTCAAAGTAATCTTTAATAAATGTTCAACCTTCTTCGTTAACTGGATCTTGTTGGTACTGTGAAGAAAAGAAGATAGGACTCTTAGCTCTTAAAGCTTTAAAGTAATCTGAACTAAATCTAGCAGCCCAGAAACTCTCGTCGTTCTTATCTAAAGCAGGAATCTTTAACTCTGTCCATTTGTCTCACTCTTTTTCTAATATCTCTCAAACTAAATCATCCTCACGCCATCTTTGCATTATGATAACTTGTTTAGCCTTATCTGTTTGCTTTCTTGATAGGAATGTAGACCGATACCAATCACTTACTGTTCTTCTAACTGTGTCAGACTCTGCATCTTGTCTAGATTTGTATGGATCATCAACTACTAATAAGTCTCAACCTTTTCAAGTAATACCTCAACCTACTCAGAATATAGAGAATACTCAACCTTTCTCAACTTTCCAACTCTTAACAGCTGCATTGTCTGAAGTTATTCTTGATTTAAATACTGCTTTGTATTCTGCTGAGTTAAGTCTTGATCTAATATGTCTAGAGAAGTCTTCTAGGATAGAAAGTGTGTGACCAGTGTAAAGAATGTCCTCGTTAGGATAGTTTCATAACAAGTAAGCAATGAACTCTTCCATTAGTCTACTCTTACCAGCTCTAGGTGGCATTGAGATGATTAAGTTTTGTATTTCTCAATTCATTAACTTGATAAGATGATCTGCAATAATCTCGTGATGAGGTAGTACTTCAAAGTTCTTATCAGTAAATATACAGAAACTCAACAGATCTTGTTGAGCTTGAGTTTTAAAGAATGCCGACTCTTGTTGTTTAGTTATTTGCATCAACTTCTTTTCTTGCATATTCCATTATAATATTATCTATAATTTCTTTCCTATCAGTCCGAGGACGTTGTCTTACTTCTTTGTCATATATTACATCTGTTTCTTTTAAAATATTTACATACTGCTCAGCACTCAAAACTACTTCAAATCAAAGGCGTGTTGTATATTGGAATTTCATATCTATTTATTAAATCTTCCTGCTATTGCTTGTCTTTGTTCTTCTGTTAGATCTTCTGTTACATCTACGTTAGTAGTTTCTTGTTGTACTTCTGTTTTAAGTGAGAACTCATCTTTCCCTTTTCTTTCTAGATACCATTTAGAGTCTGATTTGTCTCATTCTTTGATACTCTTATTAAGATTTGATTTAGCTACCATCTTAAGATTATGTTTCAGTTCCTCCTTTCTGTCCGAAAAGTCTTTATTAACCTTACAGTAATCGTATAAAGTAGATGTTCAAATATTAACGAAAAGACAACATTCAACGTCTGTTAATCACATCATGAATCACTCCTCAAGTTTAGCAATTATTTCTGGAGTCATAACCGTTGGTCTTCATAGGTTATCTTTAGTCATTTTGTTCTATTAATATATTAATATCCTTATCTAATTTCTTCAATGATTTAGTTACTGTGAATTCAATTCAAGATATGTTTATAGTATCTCACTCTTTAGGTGGTTTATCTTTATTGATATGTAGTTTAGTCATTTGTTATTTAGTTATTTATTAGTGACTATGTAAAGGTTTTGTTAGATAAGTAGAGAGCGAGTCATCTTCATACGTCTTTTTTGTCCCTTTACCTCAACGAGTTAGTCAATTCTCGTCGTTGTTGTTATAGTTTCTGGAAAGTAATATAATCAGAAGCTTTTATTTGGAATCCACAAAGTTGGTCTCCTATTTCTGGTATTCAGAAATTGATTGGAACTATGAATGGAATAGTATATTTATCTCACTTATCAATATCTAAATCGGATTCATTAGTTACTTTTAGGCTTGTGAACACTTCTTTAAATACTGGGATTAATTTCTTAATCATTGCCCTAGTAGCTGTCCATCACTCTTTAGCCAATAGTTCTTTAGTATCTTTAAAGGTCATTTGTTATGTTGTCTTATACCAAGTGTTTAAATACTCTTCATGAAGTGCCATTCTTTCATCAAAGCATCAGTCACAGCAACATCAGTTATCAAATCAAATACATACTTCGTCTTCTTCTTTAAGTTTCCATCAATCCTCTTCTAAGTCTATGTAATTTATTTCAAAACAATCTCCATCATCAACTACTAAGTTATAAGGTGCTACTTTAATTGTACCAATAAACTTTTTAACAATTACATATTTAGCATAATATTTGCTTACAATCATATCCCCAACTTCCAATGTATTTATATCTGATAGAGTTTTCTTAGGTTCTTCATCTCTAACTTCTTCTAGTAATTCAATTAGATCGTCTAGGTTATCAATTACAATTACTTCTTCATCACACTCTACATCTTCTAATTCATCATAAAGATATTGTAGGTCTGATTGTTCATCTAACTCACATTCTAGATCATAAACTTCTTCTTCAAGTAGTTCAACTCTTTCTTCCAGTAGATGGATGTATAGTTTTTCTTTCATAGTATATTAAGTTAGTTGGTATTTATATTATAGTTTATTTATTAGTATCTGCAAACTTCCAAACGAATCATCAAACTGTTTTTGATCTTCATCATTTACAACAACTAGAAATGTTTTGTTGCCATAATCATAACTCTCTTTCAATCTCCATGATGCTTCACCATTCTTTTATAAACTCTCAATCTTTAGTGTATTGATTTACCTGTTTACTTTGATGATTAGCTCTACCAAACTTTCATTTATTAGCTGATGTATGTTTTAATACTCTATATTTATGGATTGCATTTTCACTTGCTGTACACCACTCTAAGTTTTCTATATTATTATTATGTTTATTTCAATCTTTGTGATTAATAAATGGCTTATTATCTGGGTTTAAAACAAACTCTGCCCCAGCTAATCTATGTAACATAAAGTGTTTTCTAGTTCAGTTTTTTGTTAACTGAACTTCTACATATCTTTTACTGCTTGCTGGATTAAACACTCTTTCTTTTCCACTATTTCTGTAATTAAAGCTTTTTAATCTTCATAGATTGCTGACTTGATAAAGTCATTTGTAATCTGTTACATCTTTCCATGTTTCCATATAAAATAAAAACTCTAGTCTACAGGCTGATTTGCGTAAGAACCTGTAGGCTAAAGTCATTATTTGTGCAAATCATTTAATCTTACGCACAAATATAATAACTATACTTAACCTGCTGTCAAATATTTCTCAGTAAATCAAGTGTTTGAAGCTTCTTCAGAGAAATACTTTCTCGAATAAAATTCCGACGTCTTACCTTTGTTATGCTGGGACACAGGTCTGTGATATCACCAATT